TGCGCCTGCTGTTGCGCTTTCAGCCAAGTGGCGACGTGTGTTCTCCAAGCATACATTCATGCTTGCACGACGGTTACCAGATAGGCCTTCAAGCAGAGCTTCTTTGGTCTCTGACCATCTTTCTTTTAATAACTGTGACCTTTTATGTCTTCTCATTGAATTATAAATTTACTTTAGACCCGCTAACTTGCGGATATCTAAAATGTTATCTAAGCCTACCTCAGGCTTATGTTCTCGATTACCAGTCACTTCAGTGCCTTCAGTTAATGTAGTTTTTGTTTTTACATTAACCTTACCACCTTCCATTACTGTTGGTAGGTACTTGTCAAAAGCTTCTGCTAGTTTCTTGGTCTGTACAGATTCAAGTAACTGATGCATTAACTCTCTCTTATCAGCACCTAGAGGTGCTAGTAACTCGCCCATAACCTGCTTACGCTCCATCAAATCTTTGGCTACACGAATCTCGCGGTCCTTGGACTCAACAATGGTTTCTTTTTCTGTTAGGGCTTGTTTGGTTTCAGATAATTCCTTATCTTTCTTAGCGATAATCTTTAACAGTTTTGCTGTTTCTGACTTTTCGTTTAAGAATGAACCAGAATACTCTTGGGCAAACGCTTCATAAATCTTACGACCGAAGTCATTGGTGCGGGCACTGTCAATATCTTCTTTCAATTGCTTGATTTCTGATTTTAACTTATTAGTGACTGCTGTTTCAACAACTTTAGCCGAACGCTTAATGAAGTTTTGTTTGATTTCATCGAACTTGCTTTTAGCTTCACGTACTAGCTTAACTTTAGTTTCAGCTAAATCACGCTTGTCAACTGCAAACTCGTTGATTTCTTTTGCTAGAGCATGTACTACAAACTGCTCTAACTTAGCAAAGTTTTCCGAAACTTTCTTACGATCATTTTGGAATTCTACTAATTCTTTTCCTAATTGCTTGATAACAAAACTTTCTAGTTTTTTGCTGTCTGCTGATACCTTATTCTTGTATTCAACTTGTGCTGCTGCTAGTGCTTTCTTGTCTTCATGCAATTCGGACATTTCTACGGCCAATCTATCGCTTAACATCTTGTCAATTGCTTCAACCATTACAGCCTTATCTTGGTTGTACTTTTGAGCAAATTCTTCACGAAGTTCTGCGGTAACTTGGTCGCGATTCTCTTTAATTTTCTCAGCAAAGGCAGACTCGATAACAGATTTTGTTTCTTCTGTCATTACACCTGACTCTACTAATTGTTTGAATGCGTCCAACATTTACATTTCTCCTCGGGCTTATTTTAGACCTTTAATAATTTGTAGGAGAGATTCCTTCAAATATTTCTGGGCCTTTGGATCTTCTTTTACTTCTTGTGCTACTTTAAATGCTCTCATACCGCCTCTGGTGTTCATGATATGTTCATAAACAGGAGTAGGATAAGCACCAGGTGCACTGGGCTGAGCAACTACATCAACAGTAATAATTTCGAAGTCGGATACATGGCCGTTCATGTCATTAACATTGCCGCTACCACGAGAACTTACACCAAGTTTTACACCGCTTTCAAGCATAGTACGAACTAAGTTGCCCATTGGAGTTGGAAGGATTTTCATCTTTCCATATCCATTAGGACCTTCCATCCACATCTGAGTAATCATATGGGATACACGGTCCAAGTTTACTTTTAAATCATCTGGATGATCAACTTCGCCTAACACTGAATAACCATTTTGAATCTGGTCATTCAGTGTTTTTACTGCACGCTCAATTTCGTCTACTGGGTAGACACGTTGATTAGCATTACGAATTCCACCTTGGATAGCAATGCCCTTTAAATAAAGACTCTTACCATCCTTATCGTCAGACTCAAGCATTACTTGAGCCTGATCGAAACTTAGGTTTTCACGTAGATAGCGTATTTGATGCATCCTGTTTCTCTATTAAAGCTTCTTTAAGAAAGGCTTGCTGCTACCGACCGAAGTCTGCCCAGCTTTGTCGCCTGTGCCTGAACCAACAGGACCTGGGGTCTTGTTGTTATTTGGCCAACCAGTTTCTTTCTTAAGATGCTTAACTCCCATCTTTCCACCAGGAACGTTTCCATTCTCCTTGGCAAACTTCTCACTCTTTTCTGGAGTAATACCTTTGTTCACCTTGTTTGGTGTAGTACCTGTGTTGTGTTGACCTTCATCGGCACCTTGTGCAATGTTTTTAGCATCTGCACCGGTAGTTGGCTTGCCCTTTCCTGAGCTTACTGGGCTCTTACCTTCCGAAGGAGCACTGACTTCGTCACCAGTACCTGCACCAGCGGCTTTACCTTGAGCCTTCTGTGTGCTGCCTTTTTCCCAGTCGTTTCCAACCTTTTCTACATATTCACGAGTTAAACGACGACCTTCTTTCATATCTAATAGTTCTGGTTCTTCATCGCCTTCTTCGTCGCCGAAGTCACTGTCCATACCCATGTCATGCTCTTCATCGCCCTGGGCTTGCTCTAATTCAGCAAATGCAGCTTCTAATTCTTGAATAGCATTCTTAATGTCGAAGATAGCCTTATCTTCTTCGCTTTCATGATCTTCTTCACCGCCCATTACGTCTGCACCTAAATCATCAGTTGCATCGCCGGCAGCAAAATCATGCTTATCAGCTTCTGGCTCTTCTTCTGCGTCCATCATGTATGAATCTTCTAATTCTTCTGAAGATTCATCCATATCTTCTTCTTTGGACTCATCCATTTCTTCATCATCTTCTTCTTTGGACTCATCCATATCTTCTTCTTTGGCTTCGTCCATATCTTCTTCTTTGGCTTCGTCCATTTCCTCATCATCTTCGTGATGGGCTTCGTCCATTTCTTCCTCTTCTTCAGAGATTAAATTTTCGTAAATTGTGCGAGATTTTTCTACTACAATTTCATGAAAAAGTTCATTAGCTTTCTCATGTTCTTCGTTCACTAGATAGTCTAGTAATTGTTCAAATTTAGTTGACATTGCAAAATTCTCCTTTATATAGCGGCAAGGCTGTGTTAATATTTACAAAGATTTAATAATAGGTAGCGAAAATAGGCCTAAAACGGAAGGTTTTGAGCCGTGACTGAAGCATTTTATTAAAAATTTTCAATTTTTAATAAATTTTTAAATTATTGAGGTGTAGCGTTGGGAGGAGGAGCAGCATACATTTTTCGTATCAAACCTAATTCCTCATTCTTTTCTTTAGCGTGTGCTTCACTAGCTTTACGGATTTCATTAAGATCTTTAAGTGTTAGACGCATCTTCCTTAGGTCTTTTTTGCGCAATACACTGGTATCGTTTTGGCTTAGGTAACGATTGTTTTCCTGAGGATCAGCACGATCTCTGTTGAAATACATAAATTCTTTCAATAACATAGTAATGTTATTTATAGATTATTGAGGAGTTGCGCCACCACCAGGCTCTTCCATGCCTTCGGGTGTTTCTCCATCAGGGCCGGGCGGTGGGCCTTGATTATTTCCTAAAGATCCTATATCTCCAGCTATACCGTTAGCAGTAACTCCTGCTCCACGCAATTCTGCACTGGCCGATAATTCGGTGTCTTTTTCTATGTTCTCTTCTTTCCACATCTTTTCATTTTCTGCTATTTCTTCAGCAGTTAGTCCTAAGAAGCGTTTCATAGCAAAACGATTTGATACGAAAGGTATAGCAACCACAGCATTAAATGTATTAACACGGGCTGTATCCATCTCAGCTTGTCGATAACTGGCAAAATTTTGAGGTGGATTAAACTTAACATCAAATATATTAGCATCTATGTTAATGCCTTTATTATGCAGATACAGTTTAAATTCTGTATCAAATGCATCGTGCATTAGACTTTGTAAACGCTCGCAATATTTGTTAAAGCGCAGTTCCTGAATGTAAGCAGTACCTACACGACCATCATTAAAATTACTGCCACCGTCATCAGAACCAGTAGGCAAATAACTGCTAGGTATGCGTAGAGCACGGAATAGCTTATTAGTGAAATATTTTAAATCGTCAATTTCTCCAAGATTTTGACCACCTTGTAATATTTCAACTTTGCTACCGCGACCTTCTGCAGTGGTCGGGAAGAAGTAATCTTCATTAATGCTTAAAGGATTATAGCTAGAATCTATGACGCTTTGGCTACCACCATTAGCACTGGGTATTCTTCTTTGATTAACTTCATTCTTTACACGCTCAACAAAACTCATAGCAATATGGCTAGGCATGTTTCCTACATCGATGTAGAATACACGACGTTCTGGTGCTCTTTGTACACGGTAGATAATAATTGCATCTTCTAATAGTTCTTTTTGCTTGAATACTTTGAAGATTGTTTCCATCAAACTATTGCCAAATGGATAGTTATTATCCATGCCTTCGCTCATGCTGATATGAATTACATGACGTGCATCGATAGCATATTGATTTTGATTGTTACTGAATCTGCTGCCGCTAGTACCTGTAGGAAACGATCCTACCATACCACGACTACCGCCGGCACCACCTTGACCTGTGCCATAACTGCCGCCGAATTGACTACCACCTCCCTGTATATTTGATGGTTGGATAGCAGTTGTGGCCAGGGTTTCAAGGTTAGGATTAAAATCACGGATAACATATTGCTCAGGTTTTTTGCCATCGCTTTCGTTGACAATGATCTTATCCACTTTGGCAGGATCAATATACATCCATGTTTGTGTTTCAGGATCTCTTATGAAAAAACTGTCGCCATACTTAAATGCATTGCGTACAATTTTAAAAATTCTTGTGTGAAACTTGTTTAATTTGGTCCATGATTGCAAATACTTTTTAATGATTTTAATTTCAGTACTAGTAGCCTGGTCTTTAAAAAATACTTGGAATGGAGTTCCGTTCTCGTCATTGGTCTGTGTGCAAAACTCTGCTAGGATGTCAAATGCAGCATTAACTTCACTGTCCCAGTCCATGGTGTCATATTGACCATAACGTTCCAGTCGATTGGGATGACCGCTATATACATCAGGCAAATAACTGGAGTAGTTAGTTCTACTCATACTGCCGTTTGAGGCTCCCATACTGCCGCTAACTGGACTTAATTGTCCTGAAGTATTGACGGGAGTAAAATATTTTTTCCAGCTCATAGATTAAAACGCCTCTAACATATTACCGCTCAAAGCACGAGTAGCATCATGAGTACGTCGAGTATTATCGGCTGTTTGTTTCATGTAGTTTAATAGCTGCTGTGTAAGAGTATTTAACTGTTTTAAGTCGTCAGACAGGGTATTTTGACCTGCCCCAGAAATAATTCTGCCCATTTGTTCCGGAGTTACTACTGATTCGGTACCATGTAAATTAACTGCTGTTTCTTTGCCCCAGTTTTCAAATAAATTTCCTGTTGCTCCTAAACTACCCGAAGCCCGATTTGGTCCTGCTACATACCCAGTAATTATATCATTACCTTTAGCATCTTTTCCATGTTGCTCTAGTATTTTGCCTTGTTTAACTAATTCATCTAACATGTCTTTTTGATTGTCGAGATATGCGTGTGTATACATATCTGCTATTCCAGATCCGCCGCCAACAAATTGTACTATTTTACCTAAATGATATCCTAGTAGATCGATTGCCATCCCCCAGTTATCCCATTTACCTGATAAATCCTGTCCTTGCCTTTGAATCGTTTCTTTATTTTTTGTTTGTTCCGTTACAGGTCCTCCGGTGACATAATTTTTCACACTAGTCATCATCATATCAAATAAATTGGTAAACGCTTTTATTAACCAAGGTTCTATCTTATCATGCCAAGTAGCTGTAATTGGTGGACCAATTTTTTCCCATAACTTACCGAGGCCTTCCACTAGTTTGTCCCATATTGCTGTAAACCCTTTCGAAAACGATCCGTCTTTTCCTGAAAATTGTTCTTTAATATAGTCTACTGCTCCAGTTAACCATGTTACTACATTGTTTACTGCTTCCCCCATAGGTCCTAACTTTTCACCTACGGTGCCTAATAACGCATTACTAATATCTAGTATAATAGAATTAAATGGAGCTAGGATTTTATAAAACATATTCATTATGTTTATACCTGTTAATTTAAGACTTTGTTCTGCATTGCCTAATTTTGCTGCTTCGCTTATCGCAGATTTTAATTGATCATTTCTTGCTTTTGCTTCTGCCTCTCCCATATTTTTTATATTACGACCGGTTTGTGCTAAGGCTTGATTAACTAATCCTGTCATATATACAGTACCTTGAGGGCCTATGGCATCGGCGAATTGCATAGTAGCATTACCTAACCCTTGGAATTGTTGATTTAACATTCCAATTGATGTGCTACCGCTGATTATTCCTCTAACTAAATTGCCCATCTGCACACTCATGCCGCCAGTAGTAATAGCCATATTGGTCGATGCTTCATCTAATGGTGCATCTATTCCTCTCAACTGATTCTTAACTACTTTAACTAATTCCTCTCCGCCCATGGCCTGTGCAGAAGCCAATGCTTCGGTAACTCTTTTAGCTGCCTCAGGCCCTAGTGAATCTTTAAATGACTGCCATAATTGTTCTTCTTCGGCTTTTTTAACTGCTTGGTCAATTTGATCTCTTTGCTTGCCGGTAATCTTAGTTAATTCATCTAATTGAGTCATGTATTCTGCTGTGTATTTTGCTAGCTGTTCTGATGTAGCTGCACCAGCGCGACCCATTGCACCTTGGCCTTTGGTCATAGTCATTAGCATTTGACTTGCTTGTTCAGCAGTATAACCCATACCAAATATAGCTTCTTTAAATTTGCTGTTAGGTCCGACTAAATTTGAATTAGCATCAGCAAATTTCATCATACCATCTGCTACGCTGCCGCCCATACTAGCAAATGTTTGCGAATTTGTTTTTACAACTTTTTGAAATTCATCTAAAGTTAATCCTGCGCGTGTCGCCATGTTACTAACTGCTATCAGCACGCCACCAAAACTTGCACCGGATTCAGTAAGAGGCCTATAGGTGTCTAATAGTCCTTCTGAAACTTTAATCATGGAAGAAAATATACTGGCTAATTTACCTATGCCTAAAGGTAAATCTGCAAATGCATCAAATAAATCATGCAGTCTTGCTTTACCTTCCGCAGCTTTTTTAGCAAGATCAAATAAATGTCCGCCTAGATCTGCAATACCACCAATGATAGCACCGATGCCAGCTGAAAAAGATCCTAATAAATCTGCTACCATGGTTATGGCTTTAATCATAGGATTAAACTGTTTAGTTGCTTCGGTAGCGGCCGCAGCTAACCCGCTTAAACCACCATTACCTGGTCCTCCGGGTCCGCCAGTCGAGGCGGGTTTAAATGCTCCGGCTAATTTTTTTAGAATTTCAGTCTGAGCTTTACTATTTTTAAGTAAATCTTCTAATAGTGCTTCTGCCGGACCATCCATATTTTAAAAAATACCTGTTATATGCGTAGATAAATAAAAGATCACAGATCTTCAAGTTTATTTATCGGAGAAAAATATGCAAAATAATCCTGTTCCAAAAAAGACAAATCCATTGGCCAACTATATGCGTCAGCCAAAGATTTATATCAAATTGCCCAGTATGGGTAATTATTGGCCTATGGGCAGTATTATAATGACCGAAACCGGCGAATTGCCGGTTTATTCAATGACCGCTAAAGATGAGTTAATGTTTAAGACTCCTGATGCATTGATGAATGGCCAGGCCATGGTAGAAGTTATACAAAGCTGCATACCTAATATTAAAAATGCATGGGATTGTCCTACTATAGATTTCGATATCATTCTTATAGCTATTAGATTAGCTACATATGGCGAAAAGATGACAATCTCCCATAAGATTCCTGTAGTCAATGAAGAAATAGAATACGAATTAGATTTAAGAGTTTTATTGCAACAACAACAGCAAAATATAAGATGGATTGAACAGATTGCAGTTAATGAAGATTTTATTATAT